ACCAAAAGATACTGTGCTATTTGATAATTTATCATTAGCAATTGACCCTGCTAGTTGAGCATTAGTTATCGTGCCACTCAAACTTGAAGTAGGATAGTTAGTAGCATCAGTTAGGTCGAACGCTGGAGTTGAGTCTGATCCACCTAACGCTAAACTTACACCACCATAAGATACTGTACTGTTTGCTAAGTTTGAGTTTGCTAATGGAGTTGCAAATGTGGCAGTCCCTGCTACATCTAAATTCCCGTTAGCATCAATAGCACCTGTGAATGTAGAGATACCAGATACTTTGAGTTGTGTAGCATCTGTAAATGCTACTGTACCAATACCTGTTACATTGATTGCAGAAAATGTAGCACCTTCTCCACCACCGAGAATTTAATCTTTAATTCTTGAAGCATCTACCTTTCTATTTGTACCACTTCCACCGTCGTCAACTATAAACTCATCAGCGTCAACTATAGCAGCACCGATATCAGTTCCACCATCTATGTCTAGAGAAGTAAGAGGTACTGTTCCTGCTGATAAACCTGAACCAGATCCTGTGACTGTTGTAGTATATGATAGATTACCTGACCCATCACTTACTAAAATACCGTTTGCTACATCGGTGCCAGGTAATGTATATGTGACATCTCCACCTAGTGAATTAGGTGCTTTCAGCATTATTGCTGAAGTTCCGTTGTTAGATCCTTCTACAAGTTTTACGCCACTACCAACTGTAGCAGTATTAACTTGCCAAAATCTACCAGAACCTACAAATTGATTATTATTAGTTGTAGAGTCAATACCAACATATAAATCATATTTGTCTACGGTAAATCCTGGTTCTCCTGCTCTTAATCCTGGTAAATCTGCAAGATTACCTCTCTTAAACTGAATTACTGGTGATGCCATTTACTAACTTCACTAAGAATTTTTTCTCTTTTTATTTATTTTTTTTCAAACGTTAAAGTAGATATACTTACAAAAAAGTTCCAGCGTCTAAATCTATCTTGTCGTCTAATGCCTGATCTAAGTAATTAATAGTTGATGTTGATAATCCAACATTTGGAGTATCAGCAACAGCAGAATCAACTATCTCATCGGGAGATAAAAATACAAATTTTCCTGTAGAGTAATCAAAACTAAGCACTGACTTATTTGTATTTTCTCCTAAATTGGAACTTACAACATCTGCTAAGTCTCTTAAATTTGTCACGTCTCCTCCTAGTCCTCCTAATAATGGTGTTACATTTATTGGAAACGATCCTCTCACTCCACCTACGCCAATTGATAAATTAGCATCAGCAGTTTGAGATACAATCCTTACTCCAATTTTTGAATTAGATGTAAATCTAACTCCAAAATTTGAATTAGACATATTAACTTACCGTTCCGTTTACTTTTACCTGCCCTGTAATAACTTTAGTTTTTGTGCCGTTATTAAGGTTTTCAATAACAATGTCATAGTCATATCTACCAGCCGTTAAAATTCCTGTTTGTGTATCTGTTAAAGATATCGTTAAATTTCCATCGCCTGGTGTTGCACCATAAGTGGCAGCAAAACTAACTGATCCTGCTGATGTAAAATGTTTTCGCATTTTTGCAGAAAAAGTATATGGAGTTAGATCAAGAACCGAACCATCCGATTTCGTCATAGCATAAATTCTCTCAAAGTCAGTGCCCTGTTCTATCACAATATTTAAAGCAGGTACTGCCATCTTCTTGAATTACACTAATATTATTTAGAGTTATATAATATAATTTTCTTTAATTCTTCAATCTCTCTTTTCAATTCTTCAATAGTATTATTTTGTTTTACTCTATTTTCTTTTTGAAACATATACTTTTGATATGCCTGTTGATCTACATTTATTACGGCATTAGTATTAGTGTCTTTTTCAAGATTTGAAAAATTTTCTATTTTTACTCTTTTGTTTTTCATTTTTGGTTTTCATCATGCAAGAGCTATTGTTCTAAAATCTTTTATTAAAGGCACCGTTGCTTGATTCGTAGAAGTTAATTCAACCTTTATTTGAAAAGCACTAAACTGAGGTAGATTATCAGCAGTGAATGTATGATCTATAAAATTAGTACCTATACTTGATGGTTTTTCAGTATCTGATGAACCATCATTATTTTTAGGATCAATAATATTATCATTTACATCAAGGTTATTAAAACCAGGCATTAAGGAAAATATTTTATTTGTTTGTGAACCATCAACTCTTTTCAATCTATATAAAACTCTCACATCAGCAGAAGGAGGTTTAAATATACCCATTATTACTTTAAGTGAAGTTGCTGGACTTTCAAGATTTATTAATTTTGTTAAGTAATTAAAATTATGAGGGTCTTCTTCTAATAAATTAGGTCTACTATCTGTTCTATAATCTGAAATAGGGGCATTTATTCTTCTTGTAGTTGCAGTTAAATTGCTATTAAATACATCAACAACTGGAGATACATTACCATTATCAGTTTCAAGAGTAAATTCTAATGTAAATGATTTAGCACCAGGTAATTCTGCCAACTTTGAATCTTCATTTACTTTAGATGCAATCATCCTTGGTGTTTCAAATAGTGTATCATTGTTCAAAGATATAAGTTCAAAACCTTTATCAACAAAAGATGGTTCATTACCATTAATACTGCTGGCAGACGTTGTTCTTACTTTTGTTTCTATAAATGTATCTTCAAAATTAGTTGTTTGTACATTAGGAGTTATTGATTCAAACATAATGTTTTGAGATGCTTTTACCTCACTACCACCGACAATTTCATCTTCTGTAAAATACTTGTTTCCAGTAATTTTAAGAAAATATTGATCTAATGTAATTTTATCAGATATATTATTAGTAACATTAGCAAAATTATGAGTGGTGTTAATTTTTCTGAGAGAAACACCAGCAATTTCATATTTTGATATAGGAGTATCGGCATCATAAGTTCTTGGTATAGAAAAATCTACACCCCTTGTGTTTATACCAGTAAGAGTATTTTCACCAACACCTGTATATGATATTATTTCTTCACCAATCAAAGCAAGACCAGGATTAGTTGTTGTTACTTGTGATCCTTCAAAGAAATTAAAATTAATAGAACTACCAACACTAATATTTTCAAAAGAACTTGCTGCAAATCCGACAGTTATTTTTGTTGAAACTTTATCACCAGTAGCACCATTTATTTCAACAGTATTATTACTCTGATGCATACCATGATTATTATGCAATACTCTAAAATGAAGTCCATCATTTTGATCTGTATTTACATTATATGATTTTGGAATTAAATGAGAAGTTGTAACTCCGTAACCTAATGATGAATCAAAATACTGTATGGGATTAGTTAAATCAAAATCTTCTCCACTGATATTTGTCAAACTAAAACTATTCACAGAAGTCACTAGTCCTACAGTCAATAAAAGATCTCTTCCTAATGTATTGTCACCAAGAGTTGCTGAGACTGTGTCTCCAACTGAGTAAGCAGTGCCAGTTCCCACAACTGCAATACTATCAATAGTTCCCCCTGAAACAGTTACAATTCCAGTTGCACCAAACCCATCCCCTGTTAGTGTTGTAAAATTGACTGATTCAAAAGTTCCATTTGAGTATCCTATTCCTGCATTTGTTATATTAAGACCTTGATGATCACCACTTAAAGCACCATTTAATGATTCAATAAAACCACTTGCAGTAGTGTTATTCTGTAAAACTTTTCCACCAATAATATATTTGTCAGTATAATCTGTAATAGCAGAAGTTAATCCTATATTTGCTTTTCGAGAGAATACTTCAATTGGATTAGGAATTAATTGATTTCTATCTGCAAAAGTATTGAGTTGTGCGTTGTACAGTCTAAATGATGCAGGTCCTGGTGAAAATTGTGCTTTCCTTGCAGTAAATTTTATATCATCAGTTTGAGTAGGAGTGTATGTTGAAGCATTTTGCGATTTAAATAATGTGCCTAGTGTAGGTTGTTTATCTATTATGATATTTGCAGTATCAGCAGACATTGCTGTAGATACCTCAACATCACCTACACGAGAAATCCATATATTATATTCATCAGTATCTGTTATTAAAATATAAACATATTCACCTTGCTGTAAATAAACAGGACTATCAAATGTAAATGTGGATGGTAGTGTTCCATCTATTGAAATTTCTATATTATTTGGTTCTAATGTAGTGCTTCCAAGAACAATATCAGTAGGCACACCATTCTCCATTGTTCTTATCTGCAACTCTACAGGTAATTTTTTACTTTTAGTTAAAAAATAAAAATCAACAGAAGTAATAAAGCAGCCTGGAGTATCATACACAAAGAATGATTGACCTAATGCGTCTTTTCTTGAATTCGTTTTACCAGTGCTGCTTGTTTCTCTTCTCATTTTTTTTATAGTTATTTAGAGACTAATTGGGGGTTTAATCAATTAGTCTCTGTTCCTACTCCTCCTTGTACTAGACTTAGACCTTGAGGATCTGCGATTTTCCCTACTTCTTCTTTCCCTTTCACGGTATCTATTCCTTCTTTCTCGACTTCTTCTAAGAGAAGGTCTTGGTCTCGCAGGTACGGGTTTTGGTTTTGGTTTTGGTGTAACTGGAGTTGGAGGTGTAGGTTTAGGAGTTGGTGGAATTGGAGATGGTAATGGTCTTGGTGCTGGTTGTATAATAGTCTCAGTGACTTTCCTAATTTTAGTAATATTAATTATTACTATTGGTGGTGGTGGTTCAGGTATTGGTGGTGGTGGTGGAAGTGTTTTTCTCTCAATGATAGTTGTTGTAACTATAGATCCCTTAGACAAGAAGTTTGAAATTGCTGAACTTGGTGATGGAGACAACACTTCATCAATAGATCCAACTGCTTCTAAAGTAGATGATACTGTTACTTGATTTGTTCCATTAGAGAAACTAAGGAATTTATCATTAGGTATAAAAATACTTCCCGATACTGTGCCTTTATCATCAGTTATTAATCTTATATTTTTTACTGTGGCTTGTGCTCCACTCGTTTCTCCAACTAATTTCATCCCTACCTCAACAAAACCACTGTATCTTTCATCGGCTTTGCTATTCAGACTATTAATATCAACATTAAGAATTTCAGTTGTATCACTGTAGGATGAAGATAATCCAACATTTGGATTGTATGGGTTTACTGAATAAAATGCAGTAGGATTTAGATATGGTCCGTCTTTATGATTTGGTGTTGCTAATCTAAACCTTATTCTTTTTCTTCTTTGATGAGTGTTTATTGAAGTAACAACTCTTTTATTACCTTGACTAAAAGTATTACAGGGAGTAACTATATTATTTAAAACCAAACCTGAGACAGTCTCACCCGCTATAAATGAACCTGAAATAGGTGTGACTTCAAGTAATTTGGGTGTAGTAAGTTTTCTTCTCTCTGACATGTCAACTCTAGAGAAGAATGTAAAGAATTTTGTACTTGGTTTTAATCTCGTACCAGTAAATGATATATTCTGACTCCTCATGTTGGGTATAGCAGAAGTAGAACGTCTTGTTAAATTTGCACCTGTAGTTGAGTAACCACCATCTTCTCTAGTCACCCTCTGTTGAGTAAATGTATCTGATGTAGGATTTAATTTCAAAATTCCTTTGTAAGCAATAACATTAAATGGATTTAAATTAATAGTTCTGCTTGCAAATGTATTTTTTGCATGTTCAACTTCTTGATACTTCAACATTACAAGATTATCTTTTTTAGTGATATCATCCGATCCTAAATCTGTTACATAACGAGGATCTACACTTAAATCAGCTGCACCTCCTATTCCTATAAGTGCATTGGATCCTATTAAAAGATCAATACTATCAAAATTTCTCTTAGGTCCTAATACTGAACCAGCTTCAGTATTGTATAAGTCATTGTTAATTTCTATACCACTATCATCTTGTACTTCAAAAGTTGTAAAATTATCAACTACAAATCCTGATTTGAATCTATCAAGACCTGTAGATGGATCTTGCATAACAAGTGATTCTGTTTTATTTTCAAGTAATGTAAGTGACGTAAATTCTTCTAAATTTTCAATACGATTTTCTAAAATGCCAATGTCTGACATCGTGTATCTTTTATTAGATCTATCAACAATTGTAATATCAGTATTTACATCATATACATATGGTTGATACGTAATTTCTGCTAATTCAAACTGATTTTCAGGTGCCTCTGGTCTTACAGGTTTTCTTCTAGGTGTTCCTGTTGTAAATGTAAATTCTCCATCTTGATTTAAAAATAATCTATCAATTCTACCAACATAATAACTATAGTCAAAAACAATATTTTCATCTGTGACTAAGACATTAGGGACAGATTGACCAGACCCCCCAAAATTTCTTGATGACCATTCAAATGGTGATAATGAACCAGAATAATCTGCTACTCTTGGTCTAAAATCTACAACATCGCTATTCCTTATATTATCAAAACTTAAAAGTTTATCATACAATGTTCGATCATAACTATTGGCAGTTATTAATTCTCCAGTATCCAAAGAATTAATTATAAATTTGTCAAAATATATTTTTAATTTTTTAGATGGTGTTGCTGTTTTTTCTCTTCTTATTAATCTAGAAAAATCATAAAATTCATCTCTTTGACCATTATCAATATAAAATGAATCTCTAATATCTTTATCACCAGCAGAAATACTACTAATAATTGCAGTAACTCCACTCTCAACAAAAGTTACTTCTTCATTTAATATAAATTCATGTTCATTTTTAATAAGATATAATACGTTAGTTGTTCCAGATTTTTCAAGTACAAGTCCAGCAGAACCAGATACGCTTCCAATAAAAATTTCACCTACTATTACATCCGAAACATTATTATTAGGACCACTAAAAGTATTAAGTGTAATCGTAGGAATTGTTGGATCAGTAGATGATGAAGATTCAAATACTGCATGTACCTCTAATACATCAGGAACATTAAGTGATATTTCTTTATCTTGAACTCTTAAACCATATATTTTTGAAAAAGTTAAACCATCTTGTATTGATGTCGATACACCTGAATATGTAAGATTTGATTTATCTACAACTAAAGATGAGCATCTTTTTAGTACTTTATTTTTTGACTGTACTTTTGATTTTTGCTGTGTAGTTATTACAACTATATTGTTTTTTGACGCATCTAAACCACTGATTGTTACTCCCTTACCACCGTTTGTAAGTGCAAATTGATCAGAAGTTAAATTTTCAATAGTGCCATCTTCATAAAATATAGAATATCTCTCAACGTCAAATCCAGCATATACAAATTCTGTGCCACTTAATGAGTCTAAATCTAACACACCTAATGTATTTGTTGTTTTACCTCTTTGTTCTTTTTTTACGAATATATCTGATATAGTTAAATCAACTGATTCTATATTTTTATCAGGTAATGGTGCATATAAAAAACCACTATTTGAGTTTTTTACTATTGTAGATAAAACATTTAAACCTGAAATATTAAGTTCAAGTGGTATTGGTAAATTTCCTTTAGCAACGCCAACAACATCTGCAACTGCTTCTAAGGTCATACTTTGAGCAGTTGGACTAACAGTTTTTACTTTATTGTATACTAATCCCTGAGAAGAACCATATGATACAATATCACCAGTTTTTATACCAGAAGTCCATCCACCACCTGTGCTTGTGATTGTTGATATTGCAGGAGAACCAGAACCAGGTGTAATGTTAAATGATTGACCACCAAAATTTATTTGATTTTTTAAAAGTGTATCAGCACTAAATGTTTGAACTCCAACTTCTTGTCTTATAGATTTAATATCACGGATACTAAACTCAGTAATTTTTGTTATTATTCTCCCATTACTGATACCATCTACAATTATTTGCTCGTCAACAGTAAAATCTCCAGATGTTTGATGTAATGTAAGTATTTTTCCACTTACACTTCTCAAAAATCCTCTCGCTCCAGATCTTTTACCTTGAATTAATGCTGGTGCTGAAACTGATAATGTTTCATTTAATGTTATCTCAGTATCTGTCTCTACATCAAATAAGAATAGATCAAAAACCGAAGCAGCATTTGAGTATGCAGAGTCAGTTAATTTAAAATCATATACTCTTGCTCTACCTATCGATTGTCCTGCTGGTTCGTCACGATCAGTACCCAATCTATCACTACGAAGATCTACATAACCTGTAGTGGCAACACCTACACTTGCCCCTCCATATACATTATTAACTTGAAATCTATTTCCTGCTTGAAATGGAATACTTTGACTGAGAACAGTTTCAGTAGTTCTTGGTTTTGGAGCATCAAGAAATTTAGTAACTTTTGTGTCAATTTCAAATCCTTGTACAAAAGCAGAACCTGATTTTACAGAGAAACATAAAAGACCATAATCTGGATTATTACCAAAATCAGTTGGTTCATTTGCAAAATATACACCGAATTGTGAATGTCTATCATTTAATGATTCCCTTGGTTCAATTACAAATTTTCTTACATAATAATTACCACTTTCTTTAAAAGTTCTTCTTGCTAATTCATCTGCAAAAACATTATATTGTGTTTGTGTATTAATTTCCTCTATAAAACCTTCATCAAATCTAACTAGTTCAATAAAATTTTCATCTGTATTGCTAGTAGGATCTTTTTTTGTAAGTTGAAGAGATATTTTCAATCTATCAGCACCTGGTGCAGAATAATTTGAATAACCAGTAGCATTATCATATAATGATGAATCGTTAACTGATGTGACTATTTCTTCTTTAACAATGAAACCAGTCTTATAAGATGGTTCATTTGTATATTGATCTAATAAAATAGTTTGATTTTCAACAGCAACAAAATAACCTCTTACATAATAAACTCCTTCTGCAACTGAAACAGATGATCCTGTTCTTACACAATCCTCACTTATAGTTGTAGCAAAATCGGAACCTGCTTCAATAGTAGTATTTCCATATTCAATATTTGATAAAACAATTAAATTTTCACTGTCTAAAAATTGTGTTTCTGTAAAATCTATAGTATCTGATTGTTGATACTTAATATAAAGAGTTGTTTTATTTTCAAAAGAATCTTCAGCCGCTAAAACTTTTTTAACAACTGCAGTTATTCCTGATTCTGCACCCTGTATTTCTAATCCAACTAATTTATCATAGTATAATTCTACAGGAACTCCGAAAAATCTTGGTTCTATAAGTACACAAAAATACTCATTATCATAAGAAACACCACCAGGTATTACAACTGATCCATCTCTGAAAAAGTGTTTTCCAAACTTTGATACCTGATCCTGTAATATTGATTGTAAAGTTGTAAGTTCTCTTGCTTGAACAGGAGTTCCAGGTTTAAACAAAACTTTGCTAAAATTCTTAGATGGTGTAAAATCATCAAAGTAAGGATTAACATTTAAATTTGTGTTTAATGACATGTTTTAAAACTCTACAATAATTTTTATATCTTCTCTTTGATTTAAAGCTCTCGTAACTTCTGGGCGATTATCAATGTAAATAATTTCTCCTGAGTATTTTTCAATTTCTGGGTTTGCAAGACCTTTTGTTAGTTGTTGACCAAAATAATATGTTTGAGAATTTATGGTCGTAGACAAACCAGTAAAACTAGTATCAATTTCAACTGTTTCAGTTCCTGAAGTAGTTGTTACGATAATATTGGTCGATCCACCTATATTAGGTTCGCTCGTAAATCTATTTAGACGGTATCCAAAGGTTGGTTTATCTCCAACAGAATTATTTGTTGATACACTTCTATCTTGCCAATATCTCATAAATTTTGATATTGGATCATAAGATATAATTTTTCCTACAGCAGTTGATCCTACACCTATAACTTGAGTTATATCACCATTTACTTGAACATTCATAGTAGTGGTCGCTGCACCAGTTAATCGCAGTCCGTACACTCCTGAAGCAGAAGATGATGTAAGTAAATTTGTTGTGTCATTTATTAGAGGATTTTTTATAATACCAATACGAGCAAACTGATTTCCTATAGGAAAATCAGGGTTTGTTACATCACTATTTTCAATTCTTGAATAAATTAAAACTTTATTTGCACCTAATTCCTGATATACATCAGCACCATGTCCTCCCTGTGGTGGTATTATCACAGAAAATTCTGCACCAGATCCTGTCACAACTGAATCTAAATCAAGAGTACCGAATGTATAATTTGATCCTCCGTTAGTTACCTGAACATCAGTTGGTTTACCGTTTAAAAATGTGACTGATGCTTCTCCGTCATACCCATCACCTCTTATAGGAACATTATTTTTTGTACCATTGAATTGGTATGAAGCAGTTGCAGTATCTTCTATTACTATAACTTCAATTTTTCCATTTACAGCTACATTCCTTACATCAGAATTATTATCAGATGTTAGATAGTCATTGGGAATTGAAATATAATCTTCCGTATCAAATTTTATAATATCACTTGGTTTTATCGTATATAAGTATTTCCAAATATATCCATCTGATTCAAGACGTGGTTGTAAATCAGTATGTGTAGGTTCCTCTAAAGATGGAATACCTTTATTATTATTTGTAGGGTTAGTACCGTTAAATATACAGACATAAACTCTAAAATCAGAATTTAAAACATAAAAATTTGCATTATATAAACTTGGTGAATTTGTTTGAGGACTTAAATTGTTAATATTATAATCATGACGATACATTTCAAAAATTGTACCTGATGACCATGATATTTTTTTTATAACCCTTACTACGTCTGTATCATTTATTTTTTTTGCTGATATTAAAGTATCGTAAATGTCGTTATAATTATCAAAATTATCTATAGGATCTGGTGTATTAGTGTTCCAATCAGATGCAATATCAGTTGCATTTGGCAAACCAATAAATGAATAATAACTATTTGTGCTTGTAGAAACACCCGCTAAAAAATTAGACGCACTTAGAACTCTTAATTGATCAGTTATGATCGCTGGCATTACTTTCCGACTTTTTCATTTATTTATGTGTAATCCAAGAGAAGTTTTTCTACTCTTTGAATTGTGGGAGCAGTTGAAAGACCTACTAGACCATTAAATGTGTGAGCAGTAAATGCTAATCCTGATGCACCACCAGTAAATTTTGCCCAACTAAATGATCCGTAATTGTCATTAAATCCAGAACCAAGTCCCGCAGTATTTAGATTGTGAGGACTTTGAACTTCAACAAATACTCTGACAGACTGACCTGAACCCACATTGTCATGATGTCTGACTTGATAAAGAGTATCTAAATTAGTTGATGTAAATCCAAGTGTTGAAACACCAGTATTAATCATGGACGTTACTCCTCCACCTATGTTTGAACGTGAAACTAAGAAATAATCGCCTGTTGATATTCCTGATTTAGTAACTCCTCCGAATGAGTTTTGTCTTAAAACTGAATTTGAAGGAATGTAAAAATTAAATTGAAATCCTTTAGCAGTTGTGCCAATACCAATAATTGTCCCTTCATCACCCTCGACTGAAACTGAATCTATAATTTGAACAGGATTAGTGGTTGTAGTAGTGCCATATCCAGAGTTATTTTTTTGATCATCAACAATTCTAATTCCAAATGATTGATCTTCATCAACTTTAGTAAATCCAAGACTACTTCCACGAGCATAAAAAGAAACATCACCAACTCCTATACTTTTTATTAATTGAGTTGCAGGTTGTATTCTAGAAGCGTAAAGATCTCTACCTTTTCCTATCTTATTACCCTCAACAAATTTATCTTCCTGTTGTTTAGTCCATGTTACAGGTCTTAAAGGTGATGTTTGTGCTGATATTCCCTTTTTAGTATATAAAGTAGTTCTTAATGTATCTCTTCTTTGTATTCCAAGAACCACTCTTGCTTCTTGATTTGTTGGTATAATTTGCTTACGATTTTTTTCGATAGTTATAGCATCACCTTTTTTTATAGTTTGTAAAGCAGTTGTTGTACTAACATCATCATCGGTGCCTCGGTAAAATAAAACTTGCAAAGATGATCCAAAAACTGGTGCTTCAGTAAATTCTATTCGTGTACCACCATCAAAAACATATGATTTACCAGGTTGCTGAAGTACATCATTTATAAAAATAAGAAGAACATCTTTGACACTTATTAAAGATCCAGTTTTATGTTCTATACTTACAGGGATACGATTTTCGGTTAATGTAAATATTTTCTTACGACCATCAAATTCATTTGAAAAATCATCAAGAACTTGGAATTTTCCTAAAACCCACCCATTGAAGGTATCATCAGCTGTTTCTTCGACAGTAAATATGGCGTTTTTAAATGATGATCCTATAGAAGTAACGGTAGGAATACCTGTTAGAACTAATTCTTCACCTACTGTGAATCCATATCCTATATTTGTTAAATTGTAAGAAGTTATACTCAACCCAAAACCAATCTCTACTGATACGGACGCTCCCACCCCAGTGCTTGAACTTAAAAGAATTTTATCATCATAGGGAACGGGATCATCAAAAATGACTTGTGGGGGATCGGTAAATGTATAACCTACGCCAGGTGTATTGATAAAAATATTTTGAATGAATCCGTTTGCAACTGTAAATGTTCCAGCAGCACCAGTTGTTGAACTTCCTTTTTCAATATTAAGTCTGTAAGTTGTATTTGGATTTGTATAACCTCCTCCAGAAAATCCCATTGCAACAGTTATTGTTCCAAAACCAGATACAATTGCTGTACCGACACCAGTTTCTCTTTTTTGATATCCAAATCCTTCTGAATTTCCTAATGATACAATTAATCCTTTTCTTGGAAGTTTATTTGCATTAACATCTTTTATATCAATAACATCACTATTATTACCAGTAAATGAAATAGAGGTAATACCAGTTGATGTTCCACCAATAAATTTATAATCAGTCTCTGGTTTTTGGAAAATATTATTAATAAGTATTACACCAAAATCAGAAGTAATACCAGTGGTATTTACACCAGAACTTTTGATTGTAAATGTTTTTGCTATCCCAGTAAAGTTTTGAGAAAGATCGTCAATTAAAATGTTGCCAGTATAATCACTTCTAGTAAAAACTCTACCTTGAAAAGAACTTCCTGAAGTATCAACAAAAAGTAATTTATGAGTACCAATACCAGAGGATGTTAATGTAATTGCAACACCAACTAAAGAATCTGTTTTATTTTCTGCAAAAGAAAAATTATTGGTTTTATTCTTTATGAGAAAATAATTTCTATTGGAATCTAATGGAGTTGGTGGATTTAAAGATTTAAATCTTATTTCTGTGCCTGTTTCAAACTTGTCTGTAGGAGTTGCGAAACTATTAGTTGAAACATTCACCGCACCAGATTGTACACCAACTGTTATTTTCTGACCTCCAAAAGGTGATTCTTTAAAATTTAATTGATCACCTATAATATTATAATCACCCACCATTAATTGAATAGTATCACCTGGTCCGTGATTTTCTTTGTTTGTTCCCATCCATTCTCTATCTACTAAAGCATCATTTGTGACACCGTTATATCCAATAACTTGTATTTTTAAAATCTCATCATTTATTTTAATAATATCATTAGCGTTAAATCCTCCAATATCGTGAAAACGTACCACGTTATTAAGAACTCGAACAACAGTGGTTGCAGCACCTACTCTTTCTACGATAGGAGATTGTATTATATTATCAATGGCAATTATTGCTTTTGTATTTGTTTTACTTGCTGTCAACGTATGAGTCACACCTATTCCAACAGTTGTTAAACCTATGACAATACCATCTTTTGCATTTTGAAAATTTGCAGCAAGAGAAATTTTATTCTCTGAAACTTTTATAGCATAAACTGATCGAGGTAATGTAGTTGCACCTCCAACACCAGAACTATTGTGATCAATTCCTATTGCTTGACCAAAAGTAAAATAATCTAATTGTTCCCCTGTTCTAAAAAAATGATTAGATAATGTGATTGTATTTGCGGTCAATCCAACCTTTGATGTATCAGAACCATCAAATGTTTGCTTAAATATTTCATCCCCAAAATGTTTTATATCAAACCTACGTCTAAAACTTTTCGCAGGTTCATTAAACTGTTTATTGATTGATCCTAATGTAAAATTAAAAGACATTATGGTAGTGTAAAGGTTGTGTTATCGGCAACCGAATCTGGTTTATCAATTCTTATTTCTGAAACTCTGCAAATATAATTTTGTCCTGGCTCTGGCAAGAACTTAATTACAGAATTTGGTGCAGAAACATCTATAACAGTATTTACAATGTCTCTTCTTGATGTGGTTGCAGTAGAGACATTTCCATACTTGTTATAATTAGCAGTTGCCTCATACGAATTGTTTGCCATGTGGAAGAATGAGACCTGATTTTTTGTTGTGTTTTCTATCTGAACAAGATATTTTGTTGAATGAAAGTTTGTATATGGAACTGTTGAAATAACTGTCTGAGTAGGTGATGAAGATGCAGATATTTCAGTTCTTTGTCCATCAAGTTGCGTATCACCTATTTCAAATTTAGTGCCAGGTATTCCAGTTGAAACAGTAGTTGCATTACCCACACTGGTTGTATAACTGGTTACGGTGACTCCATATCCTGCTTTCGGAGTAAATTCTAGATTGCAACTATTTGTATCTGTACCAACTCCTAAATTTAAAGTGAGAGTTCCAAGACCGACATTAGATTCTGATGATGAATATTTTATAAAGGAAACTGTTGTGCCAATACCGACCCAAGAAAATTCTGCTAAATTTTTATCACCTGTAGTTGCACCCACGGCAACAAGCATTACACCACTTTTATATTCATTAAATGGAAATGATTGAATAACAGATGTTGTAGTGACACCTGACGCTTCAATATATGTTGCAAAACCAACTTTTTTGATATTTCCATATGAAGTTGTACCAACTCCCACTCCAGTAGATAAAGATTCTTTAAAAAATGTTATATCATATGTGAACGCAGTATTAAACGGTGTGAATAATACAGATATTTCATCATTAGTACTGCTATATTCTGCACTAAATTCTCCTAAATCAAATTTGTCAGATAAGTCTGAATATTGACTTGTAAACACTTTTATATTTGTACCAATACCTGAATGAGAAACTATAAATTCTGTATATTGTGTTTCGTTAAAAGATACGCCAGACTCAACATCAAGAACAATTTGAGCATAATACTTAGTTGCAACAATCCCCTCTCCTGAACCTCCACCATCAGCACCACCTGCAAACGGACCAAAAGAATCTAATTCTATAATTCTTATTAGATCAGGATCTGAGAAAAATTGTGGTGATATATCATCTATTTCAAGCACTCTATTTGATTTACATAATAATGATGATCCAAACCTTGTAGAGTTAAATACAACTTCATTAGATTTTTCTTCTTCACTATCAGTAATCTCACGAACTAAATCAAAATCATGTTTTTCATAAATTTTTCCAAGTGATTCCAATATAATTTCATTTTTTTGAATAGATGATCCACTTGTTGTTGCACTCCCGACAAGAGGTTTTGAATTTATTTCAAGATCTGAATGTTTTTTATAACCTGATATATGTGCTAATGAATCAACTGGTTCTGACCAACTACTAATACCTACTTTACTTTTCAATGAATAAGCAAAATTTTGATAATAATCACTATCTTGTATTCTTTGGTAAGACTCACTTGGTTTGCCTGAATCTGATTCCCATGAATATGGTTTTTTGACTGATGTAACTATATCAAATTCACCAAAATATTCTTCCATGAATACAATTACACCAGAAGATCCAGAACTACTTCCTGTTATCAAATCCCCAACATTAAATCCATTCAAACTATCTAATCGAAGAGTATCAGTTAATTTTTCTTTTGCTGCTGAAACATTTGTAACGGCATTCAAACTTCTTACTTCCTCTCCAGCAAAAAATTTACTTTCTTCAAGTTCAATATCTAATGACGCTAAAATATTTTTATTTACAACAGAACCAAATAATTGACTATCATGTGTGCCAGGATTTTCATTTAAAACATATTTGATTGTTGCCTGATCTTCATTACTAAAATTTGTATTAGCTTCAGTAACAGTGAAAAATTCATATCCATAATCAGATGAATTATAACCTTTTCCTGTTGATACACCAATGTTCTCTACAAATATTTTGTCTCCTACAGAAAAAGGTAATGGTAAACTTGTAGTAAAACCTCCTGTTGGGGTTTTTAATCTTAATGTAACATTTGGATTAGAGTAAGTTGCACTTATAATTCCAACACCATTAGAATTATTAAGTAATACTATTCTATTATCTGTTGCCCTAAAATTAGATCCAGAGGACACAACTGTGACATCACTAACACCACTTGATGAAAGATTTGCCTGAAGTGAAACATCTTTGACAAGATTTAATTTATCATCATAAACAATAAGATCAGGTGGAGTAAGATAATTTCTACCTGTAGATCTGACACCAACTGATTTTATTTGAAAATTATCTTTAAGTACTACTAAATTTGGAACTGATGCTATTGGTTTTAAAGTTCTATCGGACGGATAATCATAACCAAAATCAACTATTTTTACTTCTTCTAGAGCACCTATTTCATTTGATAACGATATTAAAACAGCACCATTGCCTGTTGTAGATGCAACAGAAATTTTTGGTTCTAATTTATATAAAGAACCATTAGTTGTGATCTCTATATCATCTATTGGTCCTAAAACGCTACTTGAACTCGTAGTGTACTTAATTTGTGATTCACTGGTGTATCCAACTCTTTCTGGTGTATTTCCTAAGAAAAAATTAAATGTTTTATCAGTAGTAGAAGTTATAGAGTGACTTCCAGAGAATTTACTATTATCAATTATAATTTTATTGTTATCTTGTATATTTTCATTTATTTCAATTCTTTTTAATTGAGGTTGTAAAGATAAAATTGTATAGTATAATATTTTTGGTAAATTTTCTGTTATACTTAAAGTAGTTTTGGATGATGTAATGCCAGGAGATAATTCTTTTGTAACCTCTATTGTCGATACTCCCGATCCAACAAATTTTCTTGTAAATTGAGGATCTTCATAAAAATCTAGTCTGGTATTTAATAATGAAAAGTGAGATGTATCAAATATTAATTTATCTCCAAAAGTAGCATGAATAGGTGGATTTACGGAACTTCCTATTGAGATATATCTTGTACCAGAATTCCAAGTTACTTCAACAGTGCTGCTTGCAGATGACACAACATCAAAATGCACATCATCAAGAGGTTTTAAACCATGAGTTGAAGCAGTAGAAACAGTTACTTCAAAGGTTGTTACATCACCTGTTAGTACATTTCTTACAGTTGAAAATTTTTGAGAATTACCTAATCCTATATTTGTTGTATCTTGATAAACAAGAGGTGAAAATTTCAATTTATCAAATTCATTATCTATTTTTGATCTTTCTGTAACTAATCCAATAATATCTTTACTAATAACTTGTACAAATAATCCTTTTCTGGGTAATAATTTATCAAATTGTATGGCTTCGTTTACTGCTCCAAAATGTGCAATTCTTAAATTTTGATCAACTGTTTGTGGATCATAAACTATTTCTTCACCATGTAGAAATGGATGATCTTTTAATAAAATTCCACCAATTGGTATATTAATACTTTGGATTGAATTTCCAGCACCAACAAACGTCACAGTTGATCCGATTCCAGTTTGATTATTTTGAATCGAAGTTGTTCCAAAACCTACTGAATTTGTAGGATCGAAAAATACAGATTCATTAAGTGTCGTAGTTGCACTTATTGGTCTGTCTAAATTAAAAGAAAAACTATTTTTTAATTTTATTATTGGTGAACCAAAAGTATGTGCAGCACCTGCAGTCCCGTTTTCTCCCTTTGTAAATGTAATTTTTTGATTTAAAAAATCTAATTTTATAACTTTTAAAACTTCATTATCAATTTGAACTAATTCATCTACATTTAATACATCTATATTATTTGATATTGTAACTGTAGTTGTAAGACCTACTGTATCGGTAATTGGAGTAGTTAAAAAATAACGTTCAATAGGGACATCTATGTTAAATCCCCCTTCTAACTCAGAAAAAGCACTATCTGATATATTAGATATTACTGCAGGAGTTTGATCCTTAAAACTATTAATTCCTATAGTTGAGATACCAACTACTCTTCTAGAATCTACAACAAAGTTTACATTAGGTATTGTTGTTGAAGTTGTAACAATATTTGTAGCAGCAACACCAATAACTTCTTTTACTTTTCCAGATGCACCAAAACCTCCTGTTTTTGAATTATCAAAAATTAATCTATCACCTGATTTATAATTTGATCCCGAATTTACTATAATTATTCCATCCTGCTCTACTGATCCTCTTTTGACACTTTCTATATTTGCTTGATTTACTACATATCTAAATGAATTGGAAATAAACTCATAATCCCTTATGTTATAATATGCAGTATTTCTTATTGACCCAAATTTATTAATATCAATAGTTTGATCTGAGTTAAATATAAAATTAAATGGATCTGGTCTTGAATTATATGTTGAACCTATTATGTAAGGAAATAAAGGATCTCTGTAATCTTTAAATGGACTACTAAGTGATTTATTGATAACGTCCGATAGAGTAGTGTAGTATGCATAAACACCATTAGGAAATTCTGGAGTTACTGCAAACCTTCCATTATGCTCATCTAAATCTCCTATACCTTCAATGTATGTAAAATCCTCTACAAAAAAACCAGGTTCAAATTCAGATATTGTAGGACCTCCAATTCTTTGACCAGATAATTTTACATAACTTGGTCTTAAATATTTTAAATTACCTACCCCATCAGTCCTTTCAAATGCATAAGGTCCATATATTGGATGTCCATCATATGCATAACCCACTATCCCTGAGTGAAAACTATTAGTTGCACTAGGTTTCACATAATCAAATAATTTTCTTGATAAGTAATAATTTACATAAGGATATCCATAATCACTGTTTTTAAAAGACTCATAAAAACCGTCATCATCTTTTACATCACCTAAATTTGCATATCTTTGTACTTTGTTTATTGTCCATTTTTTCAAATTTGCTCGTAATATTGCTCCAGAACCAGTTGTTTTTATTTTTATTTTTGTTTTGCTAATTGAGTATCCTATACCTTGAGTAATTACTGTGACTGAAACAACTTTACCATTAGATATATTTGCCAGTAATTTTGCTGATGAACCATCACCTTCAACTATTAAGTCTACTGGATTAAAATAATTAAATCCACCAAATTTAACAATAACCGAGTCAATTTTACCATTTATTATTACAGGTTCAAATTGTGCCTCTGAACCAGTTATTTCAACTACATTTGGTCTAAAATTATCATTAATTATTTTTGATCCATAATTATCACCAGATTCCTTTACAAACACTCCATCAATTACTCCCCTTGCAATAAGTTTTGCTGTAGCAGGGGATGTTGTTATACCCTGTGATCCACTGATAGAGATTTCTAATGGTTTATAATTAAATGAGTGTATTCCACTTCCTAATGATGTTAATCCTACATAATTAGATCTATCTGTTGATATTGAAACTCTAAATTTATTTTCATCAATTTTGATGCAATAATAATCAGTTCCAACACCAACTCCTCCTACGCTAAGTCCAGTAGTGTTGTAATTTAGTATGTCTCCGTTTTCATATCTGTGATTTGGAATTATAAACTCATCTCTAAACGTATTAACTCCAACATTACCACCTTGATTATTAAAAAAGGTCTCTCTATTGTATAAATCAGTTGAACTTATAAGATTTACACTATCAACTACATTTCTAAAATTTTTACTTGTAAAACTTTGAACCCCTCCACCATTCGTAGATATTCCAATTGTCCCAATACCTAAAACTGCTTCAGATTTTAATCTTGCAAGAGATATAGTAAATGGATCCTTTACTATTGCAAAATAAGGAGAATTATTTTTTAAAAATAAATCATTAGAATTTTCAGAGGTATTAATTCCTATTTCAGTTGTTCCACCAGAATTGTATGTGATTTCTTCAGTATTTTTTAAGCGATGAGGTTGTTTAAATGTAAATTCACTTGATGCTACACTTACTACACCACCAGATGTAGCAGCATCAAATGTTACAACTTCTTGCTGTTGTCTTAATTGTGCTCGTGCAAATGCTTTTCCATTACCTCCAGTTATGACAACATCAGGGACATCAATGTAATCACTGCCATTATCAGTTACAAGAATTTCTGTAATTTTTCCTTTTATTTGTGCTACAACAGATGCTCCTGCCCCCACATGTCCAGACTGTTGTATTGATAATCTAGGTGGATTTATCAAGTCATAATCTGAACCAGTATTTAAAACTTCTACATTTTCTAAACTGCCATAGTATATAACATCACTTGATTTATATGAAAATGCTTCAACACCATTAACAAACATACCCACTCCACCAGGCAATGTTTCAGTTTTTATATTGCTATAACTTGGTATTGAAAATTTTCTTAGTAATCTTTGAGGTCCTATAGATCCAAAACCATTATCATAAGGAAGTAATGTATGTAACCTATTATTTAAAACATCATCATTATTAAAAATTGTTATATATTCTCCTCTTCTTACATTCTCTAATGAAAATGATAAATTAATTAAATTATTATCTACCTTATTAATATAATAAGATTGATTTGTAGTTAATCCTGATACTCCACCATTTTCATTGGGTATATAAATGACATGATCACCACTATTATAATTATGATTTGATATGAATAATTTATCATAAAATGATGAACTTACACCAATACTGTTAAATACTTTTTCTCTTTTTTGTGGATTTATTTCCCAGTGTGGTAAAGAGTTTGAAGCAACATACAGATCATCACCTGCCGAATATGTATTCTGAACATCAGCAGTAAAACCTAATTTAGTTTTTAATTTTCTTCTTATATAATAAGCAACATTAGGTAAAAGTTGAGGTACATTAAGTACAATAGTTTTGTATGCTATGTTAGCATTTAAAATCGTACCAGTTTGAGTGTTATTACCATCAACAACTTCTACCTCATCTTCCTGAAAATATCCTGGTTCTTGTTGTAAAACTACTCTAAAAATATTAGGTGCTAATGTTGTAAAAGACTCAATTGGATTTTTAGATGCAATGTTATGAATCCACGAACTAAATTTAACATCTTTTTTATTTGAACCTAATCTATTAACATTAATAAAAACATCACTTTCTTGACTAAAACCTTCCCCTTTGAAATTATCTATAGCACCAACTATATAAAATCTAACTGGTAAAGACAAATCACCATTTTCATAAGATATTGCTTCATCTCCAGAAATAATAGTAGTTCCATATCCTAACGATGTTGTTAAACCAGTTACATTTAAAAATTCTGTATAAGTTTTACCAGTATAATTTAACGATATTCCGTTTGTAAAAAAAGAACCAGAATTAGCAAAACCTACTGTCGAATCAACTTGAATTATTGACACACCTACTCCAACGGGTAATGTGTTGAATGTTTTATTTGATTGCTTAAATGAACCTACTATTGTATCAGATGATAATCTAATTTTGTAATAAGTTTTATTTGGTAGAACAATATTTTCAACTTCATAGATAGAACCACTTGCGTCTTTTTGTGTAATTGATTGTGACTTAATTTTTTTAGGATCTCCAAATATCAATTCACCCACTAAAATATCATTAACTAGATAATCAGCAGCAGATGGTTTAAAAAGATATTCTTGTGGTTTTATAACAGAAACATCTTCTTCATATAGAACATTGAATAATATTTGGAATGCCTCTTGTGTTCCTTTTGATTTGTAAAAATCTTTTGCTTGTCTTATGAAATTAGACTGACTTAATTTACCTGTTAAATATCTCTCTTCAAAACCAGGTAAGATAAGTCCTTTTAATTTTTTTAAAAAAGTATTCAGAAATGTATTACTTAAATTTTTAACTCTTGATCTATCGGCATGAGTACCAACTCCAGATTTTGTAAAGGTAAGATACTCAGGAGCATTTGTTTTTTTTTTTTTTTTAATACCACTAAAACCACGAGTACAACCTATAAATGAAGTAGAACCAATTCCTGTATATGTTATTATCTCATCATCAATTTTTAGTAATCCATATTGAGATGGCCATCCATCCGTTGAGTCAACATAAATAGTAGTTTGACCACCATTTGTATATGATGATAATGATGTAAATCCAATTAAATTTTTATTATTGAGATAATTTAAACTTTTGTAATCAACAAAATTATCAGCGATATCTGTAGATCCACCTTGAAATTCTTGAGAAATATAATATTGTTTTAAAAAATCTCCAAACAAAGGATTATCAGCGTCAATATACTCAGGTATTTGACTCTGAACTATTTCATGTATTTTTACTTTTGATAATGATGTATCAATCATTAATATCCGCTACTACTTGAATATGATGATGTTGATGATGTTGAAGTTGACGGTGTTGTTGATGTCGTTGATGTTGTTGATGTTGTCGGGGATGATGATATTGGTTGACTGCTTTCAGAATGTTCTGCACCTGTCATTAAAGTACCATCTGCCATAGTGTGATATTCGCCATAATAAGGAACACCATTGACATATCCAACTAAAAGTGATTCGCCTGTGCTAGTTATAAGAGCACCACGAACTTTTGCTCCATTTGAATAACTAGATTTTGGATTAAATCTAGTACCAGAAACATTTGCACCTGAAGATATTGAATCTTCTAATGTACTAAATGTGCTATTACCAACGTCTAATTGAAGATATAATTCTTTTCTTGCAAGAACATCATTTGATAAAGGTATTGCCTCAATCTCAATTACATTATCTGCTTGAACGGTAGAAGTAATATTGACAGTGTTAATAATAATTTCGCCCTTTTCATAATCAACTGTTCCAAATTTAGTGGAAATAATCTTAATTGATTCTGTATTAGTTTGTTGAAAAAGAAAAAGATTTCCAATTTTAGATCCAGAAACAACTTGATCAGCCATATAAACGGTGCCAACAACCCCAGAAACAGAAAATCCAGTACTCTTGATGTTATAAGAGGGATTACTGTAATAAAATTCGTTATCGTAGCAAAGTTCATATTGGGAAAAGACGTTAACGTTTGCAATTAAATTTCTTCTAATTTTTACTGTTGTTATATTTGATGTTATTGCCGTATTTACTCCATCAATTAATGAAATTACCTTTGAATATTTAAATCTACCGCCAAATTTATTCAATTCTTGACTTTTTGAGTATTGTGTGACGGCATTTACTATGTCACTCTTTAAATTTTCAATATCACCAACAAAATTTGTGTTGTAATAGACAAAACTGTCTAATTCAACGAACAAATACTTCAAATTTACAAATTCTGGCACTATTCCAGCAACGGAATAGTTTTTCAAAGACCTTAAAAGTTGTTTTTTTGTTGAATTTGCTAAAAATAACCCATTTCTTGGTTTTGCTGCGATAAAAACACGTCCAAATTGTGGAGGATTTAACTCTTCCCCACCATATGCACTAACTGATTCAATGTTTGGGTAAATTGCGGGCAAAATTGCTTCATAATCATTTGCTGTTACTGCTCTATTTTGTGCGGAATAGTTTCTAGGTGCATAATTTTTAATACTTTCGACAGTTTCAATACTATCTCCATCACTTGCTTTAGTTAAAACTTGGAGATTAGGTGAAAAATCGGTGATGACAGTGTTTTGATCATCTACAATTGTTCCAGTGAATTCAAAAAATGATGCTCCGTTACCATCTTTACCATTTGTTACTATGTATGAAGATTCAATTATATTTCCAGTACTAAGTTTATTACCGAAAATTCCATCACCAAATAAAAGTTCATATTTTTCATCAGTTGTTTCTTGAATTAAGTATATATTTGATGTTGATGTAATACCTGCTATGTTATTTACAAGAGTATATTCAGTTGATGTTGATGATGCATCTGATTCTTTGATTTTTACTCTCAATGTAGAAGTGTCTACACCATTATTTGGAATGACATATCTTTGATTTGCCTGAGATTCATCTACAGTCCAAGATTTTTCAAGATACTGACCCTGAAAAATATCAACAGTACCTACACTTTCACCACCAGCAGATGAAAATATTACTTTTTCTGGTATGGAAAATATAAAATTTGTGTCAGATAGAGGTGAATTAGCAAAAACACCTGGTTGAAAGGTTATTGTAGATGTAGTAGAACTAAAACCACTTATATTACAAAGAACTTTTGCTTTTGCAGCACGTCTTGAACGTGGAACATACCCAATATTTCTTGCTAAAGATACAACATTTTCTCTAAGTGTTGCTGAATCTATAAAAGATTCATTTGCAACCATATTTGTATTGTAGGCAGTTATGTAAGAATTATATGCAAGAAGATTTATTATTACTGATAAATTAGAACCTTCAAAATCATGACCAGAAAAATCACTACTTTGTCTGATATAATCTTTTATTGAAGTTTTTATATCTTCAAAATTTAAATTTGTAAACTGAGTAAGTGCCATTATAGTCTTGTCGTTTCTAAGATGAAGTTAACGATTTGAGGAAGACCTGATAGACCAATGATGTCATATGAAATTTCAACTTCTAAACTGTTCTCATCAGGAGTTGGTTGCACTTTTACATTTTTTAAATTTACTCTTGGTTCAAAATTTGTTATTACAGTTTCAATTTCGGTTTGAATAGGGTCAGTAAAATCTTTTGATGCAAGTTCAAATAAAGAACCAGTTATTCTTGTTCCTAATAAATTATCAAAAAATACTTCTCCTACTTGAATTCTCACCAAATTTTGCACTGAACGTTTGATAGCATCCTCATTTTTTAGAGGAATAATATCATTTGTTATAGGATGACGCTTAAAAGATAGAGAAATATCCTTAAAACCTCTTGATATTGATGGGAGTGGCACCTTGGTCGATCTTATTTATTGATATTTATGACCTTTCCTTCGATGTTTTCCAAAAATAATTTTCTTCATTACCTAAACCATCACGATCATGACCATTTTCTACCTGATAATATACCGTTGATACTTTGAAATCAGGGTCTTTTGGATGTTCTGGTGTGAGACTATTATCATATATTCTCATTCTATTATTAGGGTATAGACAGAACTGTCCATTATCCAACTCTATAAGGTTAGAAGATTTATGTTCAGTAGGATTTTCACTTGTTGAGTAATCTATTGCATCAACATCTTGATGATAATTATCTAATGTACAAATATATGTTCCCTGTTGTAGACCATAATCTCTTGTCATCACTTCAAAGTGCATTGAACCTATGAATTGTTTCTGAACAGCGACCACACCATAATCCATACAATTCCAAAATTGTAAATTATGTAGTTCCATATCTGGATCTGGTTTTTCTGGTGACGATAAAAAAGCACTGATTGGTAGTTTGTCATACATCGCTGCATAATCTGGTAGATATGTTTCAAAATAAAATGCACGACCAGGTATTGATTTTGCTGCTACCCAAATTCCTTTTACATATTCTCCGTGTCCGCTTTTGTGATCTGTTAAGTATTCTTTTCTAACCCATACTTCATAAGCGGGTAAGTTACAAATTAGTGCTGCCATTAACCCTCATCCATTCCTACATATTCAACTATTACATCGTCTGGATGTGGAAAACCTTTTGTGTAAAAATCATCCGCTAGATCTTGCGTAATTTCCATCATTTCTTCCTCTGGAACCTTTTCATGAACCAATTCTCCACTGACAAATATGTTGTATTTTTCCATTAAAAATAGTATAATTATCACATGCTATATAGAGCAGTTGAGTTCTTAATTGATGGCAAAAGGTTTCAAGGTGGTAACAAAACCACCAACTTCTTCAAAGAAGAGTGAGAGTGAATTCAGTATCGAAAAGGCAAGAGAACTAATTAAAGGAAAAGCAATTGTTTTCTGTTTGCCTGGTCGTGGTGTATCTTACACATTCTTGAAAAACTTCGTACAACTTTGCTTTGAGTGTGTACAACAAGGAGCGAGTATTCAAATCTCACAAGATTACTCCTCGATGGTAAATTTCGCACGTTGCAAATGTTTAGGTGCGAATGTATTGCGTGGACCTGATCAAATACCTTGGGATGGCAAATTAAAGTATGATTATCAATTATGGATCGATAGTGACATCGTATTTGGATTAGAACAGTTCTACAAACTATTCTGGATGCAAAAGGACATTGCTGCTGGTTGGTACGCTACAGAGGACGGTAGAACCACTTCTGTGGCACACTGGTTAGAAGAGGATGACTTCAAAACAAATGGTGGTGTTATGAATCACGAAATGGTTGATGGTATACAAAAACGCAGAAAACCGTTTACCGTTGACTATACAGGTTTTGGATGGGTTCTAATAAAAAATGGTGTTTTTGAACATAAAGAAATGAAGTATCCATGGTTTGCTCCGCAAATGCAGGTATTTGATTCTGGAGAAGTTCAAGATATGTGCGGTGAAGATGTCTCATTCTGTCTTGACGCTATAAAAGCGGGATTTGAAATTTGGTGTGATCCTACATGCCGTGTAGGTCATGAAAAAACGAGAATTATTTAATTATAAAACAGTAACTCTGTGAAACTTTGCAAAATGTTCCGCTTGCTCCCATGTATGAACCATAGGTTCACCCCAAATATTAAGTGAGGTGTTTAATAACACTGGACATCCAGTTTTTTCATACCAACGCTCCAATATAGGTCTTAATACACTCGGTGAATCTTTTGGCACTGTTTGTACCCTCGCAGAATTGTCTACATGCAATGCTGCGGGGATTTCTTTTGGTTTTTTACAATTATAGACATATGACATGTATCTAGACTCTTTTGGCATGTCAAAATAATCTTGTGCATGTTCCTCAAGGATGGCAGGAGCAAAAGGTCTAAATTTATGACGTTTTTTGATTTTATTCATATGTCTTTTCATCTTCATCGTTCTAGGATCGCCTAGAAGACTCCTATTTCCTAATGCCCTTGGTCCAAACTCTGCTTTTCCGTTTGCAATGCCACAGCGTCCGTCAGATAGGAGTATGTCAACGACATCACTAGGGAAACATGGTCTATCGATGTTAAATCCTGTATATGGAGTAAATTTTATTTTTTCTCTAGTAATTAATGCTGCTGCACCGAGAGATCCACCAGCATCGCCAGGATTTGGCATAATCCAAAGATTGCACATCTTTTGTAACTTGCTGTTTGCGACACAATTAAGTGCAACACCACCCCCATAGCAAATATTGTCTGAATATTGTTTTGCGTGTTTAAATATTTTTATCAAAGAGTCCTCTAAAAGAATTTGAGCACATTTTGCGACATTTTCGGGTGTTTTATCTTTTAAATATTTTTGAAAGCGTTGATTTACGCCTTTATGACAATTTGAGTAGAATATATCCTGTAAAATTTCTGTAGTATAGTTATCAGAGCGTCCAAATGCTGCTTGACCCATAAAAATATACTCTTCATCAAGTGGTTTCCATCCTGCCCACTTAGTAAGTGCGGTATACCAGAGTCCTATTGACTTGGGATAGCGATACGACCAAATTTTTTTGTATTTTGCTTTACCATTTATCATTTTTGCCTTCCAAATCGAAGATGTGTCCCATTCTCCGATACTATCAACCACAACACACGCTGCTTCTTCAAAATTACTAGTTTGAAAAGCTGCAGCAGCGTGACAAAGATGATGTGGAAAGCATTTATCAGGTTTAATTGGTAATTTTCTTGGTTTTAACGCTGTTTTAAACTGTCCTGCAAAAAATTGACGTGTTTTTTTCAATAAAGGTCTTTCATAAAACCCAACTTTCTCTTTTGGATCAATAATATAAGGTTTTAAGCAAAGTTTCTTGTCGTGTTTCTTTCTACTCCATCTTTCTGCATGATCCGCATTCACTATTATGCCGTTTTCTATAATACATAGTGCTGCATCATGAAATCCCTCACTATATCCAATAGTCATAATAAATCAAAAGTAATATTTACCATCCAAATCAATGAGGTGATCCCATTCTTCTTTGTTTGGTAGTACTTTATTTAGGTCTACAAAAAAAGATTGCAAAACTATTCTTGGATGGTTGCCAGATTTGTAGTAATGCCATGCTTTATCCATATTATTAAACGCAAACAATCTATTAGGTTTCCATTCTACTTCAACTTCTCTTTTATTTGATTCAAAAGTGGCATTCAGTCTATGATAATCATCATACTCAGAGTCATTTTCACATAATATTGTCCCATATGTTTCATCTGGACTTATGTACAACACATTGGTAAAAAATCTGGCATCATAGTCACAATGCATAGGCATAACATAGTTTGGTGGACATACTGCCCAATGCATAATTTTTTTAACAGGAGAAGGATACCCTGAGTAGAGATATTCAACATCTCTGAACTTGGGCATCATTTTATGAACTACGTTTGCTTCAGGTAATATATCTGTATCACACCATCTTATCCATTTACCTGATGGTGTTAATTTTGGATTTCTCTGATACGCCATCAATTCATAATGTGCCATCCTTTTGATTTCTTCCCAACGCTCTTTACTAAGGAAATCATCAATCACCATGTGTTGCCATGGATCAGTGTTAATCTTCTTCTTCATAGATAAATGGATCTTGTTTACGAAGTTTCCATAATTTATATTCTGTTTTAATCCAACGAATTAATCTTCTCATGTTAGTAAGGGGAAAATTTGTTTCCAATTTGTGCCACGCAATCTATCTAGGTCATCAAGATATTCTAGTAATATTTGATGCATTTTTGGATCTCCTTCTCTCCACATATCACGATGAATAGTGACACTAACTTCTTTTACATCGTTATTAATGATTTTTTTGATATGTTGAGGTAAATGTCTTGGTTGTAAAAACTCAGGTGTTAAAACTCTATTATACACATCATCTGGTTTTAGTCCATGTCTTTCTAACCAATCAAATGTTTCTTTAATTGATAGTAAAGCGAGTGAGGTGGGAGTAAATGTGGCGGATACATTATCAAAATCAAAAACATTTTTTACAGTGCTATGCCAATCAGTTGGGTAACGCAAATAATTATTTACTTCTGCAACCCCATCCATGCTCCATTGAAAACTAACAAATTTGAAGTTATCAATATATTTTTGCATCTTATCTCGTTTCATACAAGTAAAGTTTGAAACATATGCTAAATTTATTTTTTTACTACATCCGTTAGAAATTAACCTATCAAGTAATTCAAAGTGTCCTTTCATCAATGCAGGTTCACCACCACAAAAAGTAATACTGTTGATTTGATCGCTGTGTTTTTCTATATCTGCCAATATCTCATAAAATCTAAATGGATTTACTTTTTTAAAATCTGTTTCAAGTATATTGTCATCCAATTCGAGAAGATCATAATAATCTGAATTTACCTCTAATAATTGTTTGACTCTTTTGTTTCTTGTACTTGAGTCTTCTGGTCTACATCCAACACATTCTAAATTACAATTCATACTATAAATGTTTAATTCCAAATTTATTCCAGTTTCATATTCTCTCATCAATCTGGGTGAGGTTCCTGTTTCTTCTTCTCTTTTTATACATTTACTACAAACTTGTTCTAATAATTCTGTTCTCTCTCCACTTAACATATCTCGTCTTACCTCAGACAAGAAGTCTCCATAAAAATATTCAAAAGGTAATTGCTTTGATGGTTCGTAAATTGTTCTCTTTCCGTTTGGTTTATGTACATTCATCCAACAACATGGTTTGTAACCAGTCTTGGGATTATTTCTAATAAAAGTAAATGGATATGGACAGTAAAAACCTGATTTATTTTCGCTCTTTAAGAAAGACAAGAGATTCCCTTAAACCTCTACAAGGTTATATATGTCAATCAAAAATTCAGCAATTCTTTGATGACCTATTGCTGATGGGTGCCCACCTCTTAAATGACCAACACCTAAGTCAGGAGCATAATTTTCAGGAAATAATAAATGACTATCAAGAACGCTATTTTCCCACATCAAATCAGGAATATCTTTATTCTCACATAATGTTTTCCAATTACAATCTATTATTTTTTGATCATAATGATGAGACTTCATGTCAACTAAAATATAACGTATGTTTTTTGATTTAAAAAAAAGTTCTAAGAGATGTTGATTCTTCCATCTATTTTGTATACCCATCATATCACTGTATATCGATCTATAATAAATTGAAGCTGTAAGAAGTTCTTCTCGTCTAGTATTATTGAACCTTTTGTTCTTAGTAACATTTCTCAAAGTTTTATGAATACACATCCATCTTTCTTTATTTTTTTCATCATACCATACCCATCTTGATGGTTCTGTAAATTGAATGACTGCAAGATCTGCATTGTTATTAGTAAACCAACTGATTGTTTTTTCTACGATCCAATCATTTGAAACACCCGATTGTGCAAGATTAACGACTTCTGCATTTAATTTATTACCCAAAATGGTGCTATATCTTTTCTCTTCCCTTATTTTAGTTGCACTCTCTGAATGTACACTATCATGACCTAATCCTTCTAGTTCTGCACCCCAAGTAATACTACAACCATTAACAAAAATTTTCATTGATTTAAATTTGGTCTATCAATTTAATCAATTCATCGGCGATCATACGATGTCCTTCTTTAGTTGGATGTGCTTTTGGAGCTCTAGGTAAATTTTGTACATCCAATTGTAAATCAAAATCCAATCTTGTCCACTTGTTTATTGACATTATTATAAGAGGTATATTATTCACTTGGCAATGATTCTTGATTGTATGATAATGTATTTCTTCTTTTGTATCAAAAAATT